TACATCGTCGACGACAATACGGTCGCCCTGACCAGCGGGACCAGTACCCGATCCCGCGCCGGCAAGATCATGAACGTCGACTCGGACGGTGTCTGGGTCAACGTCGGCCCCGGCATCTAATCCTCAGTAAAGGAAGCTACCCATGATCGTTTCACAAGCTTCGCTGGACGCCCTGAGGGTCGAGTTCAACGGCGCGTTCAAAGAAGGCCTGAAGGCCGCCCCGACGGCGTTCGCCGGACTGGCGACCCGTGTGCCGTCGACCACCAAGATCCAGACCTACGGCTGGATGAACGCATATCCGCAATGGCGCGAGTGGATCGGCGAGCGCAAGCGCAAGGCGTTCTCGGAAAACGTCTACAGCCTGACCAACAAGAAGTGGGAAAAGAGCGGCGAGCTTTTGCTCGACGACGTCCGCGACGATAACCTGGGGCTCTACAGCGGCATTATCGCCGGCTTTGGCTCCGATGCCGCCCAGGAACTGCCCGAAATCCAGATCGCCGCCGCGATTATCGCCGGCAATTCGACCTTCTGCTACGACGGCCAGTACTTCTTCGACACCGATCACCCGGTCGGCAATGGCACGATGGTGAACAAGACCGGCGATGCCTCGGGCAATCCCTGGTACCTGCTGGCGATGGACAAGCCCATCAAGCCGTTCATCTACCAGGAACGTGAAGCGCCCTTCTTCCAGATGGTCACCGACCCCAACGACAGCTGGGTGTTCGACAACGACAAGACGAAGTTCGGCGCCAAGGCCCGCAGCGTCTCCGGCTATTCGTTCTGGCAATATGCCCACCGCTGCGACGGCGCGCTCAATGCGGCCAACTACGCTGCCGCCTTCCAGGCGATGAGCACGATCACCGACGACGAAGGCCGCCCGCTCGGCATCAAGCCGACCCACCTGCTTTATGGCGCCAGCAATCGTGCCGCCGCCAAGACCATGATCGAAGCGCAGAACCAGGCGGGAGGGGCGTCCAACATCTATTGGAAGGACGTCATCCTGATCGATGGCTCGACGCGCCTGCCCTAAGGACCCCAGATGGACACCGAAACCCAAACCGTCCCGATCCGCGCCAAGTCGACGACGGTCCCCTTCCGCCGCGCGGGCCTCGTCTTCGCCGCGGTTCATACCTGGGTCGAGCATGAACTGGCGTGCACGTCCGAGGGTCTGAAGCGGCTGATCGCCCTGGTCGAAGAGCCGGCCGTCAGCGTCGAAGTCCAGGGGCCGGATGGCGAATGGCGCGTGCCGCCGCTCAATGAGCTGAAGGCGGCACTGACACAGGTCCAGGCCGATGAGCAGGCCGCGCCCGAAGTCAAGCCCTTCGACTTCGGCCAGGGCGCCGGGTCGGTGTCCGAAATGGACCTGACCGATACCTCAATTCGCGCCCTCGGCGCCGGCACCCTGCCGACCGCAGGTCCGACGCTCGAACGCGAGTCCGAAGATACGCCCCCCGCGAAAGACGCGCCGCAAGAACAGGCGACGCAACAGCAGGTCGAGCCCGAAGAAGATAAGGGCTCGCCTGCACCGGTGGGTGACCCCAGCACCCCGGCGCCGGACACGCCGGATGCGAAGGTCGAAGGCGACGCGAAAGCCGAGCCCGAAGCCTGATTTCCTCCCCTGTTGACCTGGGCGGCGGTTACCTGAATAGCCGCCGCCCCATTTTTCAAGGATCCGAACGTGAACCGTTCCCGAATTATCAGTCTTTGCGGCGGCCTCGCGATCTTCGCCGGCGCCGCCCTGTCGGCCATCGCCGGCGATGTCTCCTATGCGTTCAACGCGCTGTCGGTCGAGCCGATGCTCTACATCATGCCGGTGCTGGCCGTCCTGGTCATCACCGCCGTCCTGTACCTCGGCCGCCATTACAGCTTCGCCGCCTTCCAGATCGCCCTGGCCGTCGTGTTGTCGGTCCGTGACCGGGCGTTCGAACGTCGCCTGGAAGCGCGCATGGACAACCGTCCGATGCGCCTGATGGTGGCCTTCTAAGACGGGCCTACGGCCCAATTAAGCGAAGGCCGGCGGACCCGACGAACCCGCCGCCGGCCTTTTTTGAAGCGGGATGGAGAAGTCCGGTCATCTCGCCTGGCTCATAACCAGGAGGTCGCAGGTTCAAATCCTGCTCCCGCTACCAACCTTTTTGAAAGAACCCTTGTGAGCTACGCCACCCTTCAGAACATGCGCGATCGCATTGAAACGTCCGAGCTTGTGCAACTCACGGACGAAGCGGGCGATGGCGTGATCGATGAGGGCAAGCTCACCGCGGCGCTGAACGACGCCAGCGACCTGATGGATACCTATATCGGCGCGCAATACGCGCTGCCTTTGGCCACGGTGCCCACCGTCCTGGTCCAACAATGCGTCGCCCTGGCTCGCTACAATCTGTACAAAAACCCGCCGCCCGAACATGTCGTGACGGCGCGCAGCTCGGCGATCGACTGGCTGAAGTCGCTTGCCCAGGGCAAAGCCAAGCTCGACGTCGCCGGCATCGAGGCCGCGCCCAAGGATGAGGTCATCGCCTTCAGCGCCGATGATCGCCGCTTCACGCGCCGCAGTTTGAGGGGGCTCTGATGCCCCAGCAACTCGTTACCCTGCAGGACTTCCCGGTCATGATGGCCGCCATCAAGGGCATGATCGCCTTGGGCGCCAACCCCCGGCCGATGCTGCTCGATATCGCCCGCTACGGGGAAGAGTCGACCAAGTTGCGCTTCCAAGATGGCGTCGGTCCGGATGGCCAGCCATGGAAGCCGTCGAAGCGCGTCCTGGCCCAGGGCGGCAAGACGCTGCTCGACACCACTAACCTGATGCAGAGCATCACGTCGGAAGTCAGCGCCAATGAGGCTGTGTGGGGCACTAACCTGATCTATGCCGGCATCCAGCAAACGGGCGGCACGATCGAGCCAAAGAATGCCAAGGCGCTGGCCTTTACGCTGCCCGGCGTCGGCTTGGTCTTCGCGCACCATGTCACGCTGCCGGCGCGGCCGTTCATCGGCATCAACGCCAACGACGAAGAGAACATCGCCGATATCCTGATCGATCACTATGACCGGGCGGTGGGCTGATGTTCGCAGAACTCGAAAATGCCGTCGCAGGTCGAATGAAGGCCGCATCCGACGCCGAGGTGCTGGGTTATCAGATCCGGGCCATCGATACATATCCGGCCGACTGGGACGCCTACCTTGGCAGCAAGGTGCTGAACTACCCCGCGGCCTGGGTAACCTTCGGCGGCCTGACCGATGTCGATCGGGTTGGTTTCGGCTCGCAGGTCATGGCGCACTTCGGCGTCGTGGTGGCGTCCAAGAACCTGCGCAACGAAACCTTCAGCCGCCAAGGTACGCCGAACGTCCCGAATGAGCCGGGCAGCTATCAGCTCGCGCTCGATGTCATCGCCTTGGTCAACGGCTCGGATCTGGGACTCGACTGGATCGAGGCCTGTAGCTTCCACGCCCTCAAGTTCGTCCAGTCGACGCCGAAGATGCGAGAGCTGGGCATCTCCATGATGGCCGTCGAGTTCACCACGAAGTTTGTCCTGCTGCCCGACAACATCAACCTGACGGACGAGTTCGAAGGCGACCTGCAGACCGTCGACGTCAAGTGGGACCTTCCGCCGTTCACGACGCCGAAGCCGGCCGACTGGGTGCCGGATGCCGAGGACACCATCACCATTCCTCAAGAGGAGGCCTGAGTGGCCGAAGTCAAAGAAACCGATCCGGTCGTTTACAGCGGCTGGGTCCACGTCAAGCCGGGCGAAGGCCGCACCGTGCGATCGCCCGACCATTCCAGGAAGCCGCTGCCGGTCGACGGCGATTGGGTGAACTGGTCGGTCTACTGGGAACGCCGGCGCATCGATAAGGATGTGATCGTCAGCGATCCGCAGCCCAGCCGCGATAGCGATGCCGGGCCCGTTCCTGTGGCGCCCCCGGCACCGCCCGTTCCCGCTCCGCCGGCGCCCGCGCCGAAGGCCATCAAGTCCGAAGAAAAGGACGTCTGACCATGACGGATATCAGCTTCAACACCATTCCGGTCAGCCTGCTGACGCCCGGCGTCTATATCGAGATCGACGGGTCCAAGGCCTTCCGCGGCCTGCCGGTACCTCAGCGTCGCGCCGTCATCATCGGCCAGCGCCTGGCCTCGGGCACCGCGGCGATCAACACGCCGGTCCGGGTCGACTCCGCCGACATCGGAAAGGCGCTTGCCGGCGTCGGTTCGGTCCTGGCCAATATGGTCTCCACCTACAAGGCCAACGACCCGACCACCGAATTGTGGATCGTCCCTGTCAACGACCTGGTCGGCGGCTCAAAGGCATCGTGGACGTTCACCGTCTCGGCCCAGCCGACCGCCAACGGCACGCTTGCGCTTTATATCGGCGGCAATGCCTATCCGATCCCGGTGCAGTCGGGCGCGTCCGTCGCCTCGATCGCGACCGCGGTCGCCGCGGCCATCAACGCCGATCTCGACCTGCCGGCGACGGCGACCTCGGCCGCCGGCGTCGTGACCATTACCTTTAGCCACAAGGGCACAATCGGCAACGGCTTGGACATCCGGGTCGGGCTCAACCAGGAAGACGTGACGCCGGCCGGCTTGACCTATGCGCTTGCCGTCACCAATGCCGGCACCGGCGTTCCGGACATCACGGCCGCCCTGACGGCGATCGGCGATCAGCCCTTCGCCACCCTCGTCCACGCCTTCACCGACAACGCCAACCTGACCGTTCTCGAAGGATGGCTGGCGACGCGGTTCGATGGCCTTCACCAGAATGACGGTCTGGGCATCACGGCGTCGGTCGACGTCCTGGGCAACCTTGAAACCTTGGCCGCCAGCCGCAACAGCCAATTCAGCGTCATCGGCGGCATCCGGTCTTTGCCCAGCCCCTTCTGGAAGCTGGCCGCCGCCACCGCCGCCCAGGTCCACGCCTCGGTCAGCAATGATCCGGCGCAGCCGTTCACCGGCCTCGTCCTGGTCGGGATCGTCGCGCCGGCGCCGGCCGACCGAATGTTGCGGCAAGAGCGGGAGTTCCTCCTCGAGGACGGCGGCTCGACCTACACGATCGAT